TGACCTCGAAGCTATCTACTAAAGGCCATGTCTTATGGCGCGGCGGAGCGCCTCGTCCAACCGTTTCTCTCTTTTGGATTTTTCTAAAGGAAAGAGGTGGTTGGCAGAAAACCCAGGGTGTGTATTCTCGGCGATCGGTCTTGCGGCGGTATTGGGGGTATCAATCATCCTTGTCTTTTGGTTGATTGTATTCCTCATTAAAGCCGCATTACACCTGTTGCTGTAATACGCAATTCCAAGGTTTTCTTGGTCTTTCCCTCATCGGTTTATGTTTATTTTCCGATGAGGTGTTAGCCTTTCGACTAACTAGGAGTTACATCATGAGCTGTAACAAAGTCACCTTTCGGTTGGTTGAATCATATCTTCGCTGTCTTAACACTCCGCGCTCTTTAGCTATCTGGCTGTTGTTCAAAAATAATGAACATGATCAGCTGATTGCTTTAGATATTGATCCAAGTTTATATTTGGATCCGCAGATGTTTCGACTCGATTATTTGGCTACGAAGTTCCTTTCTAAAGCGGATTTCTTATCGACTTCTGTCGATAAAAAGTCAGTAGCTTTGAAAGGTTTCCTCGATGCTGAAAATCGATGCCGTGAAATCAATAGAGACGCGTTCTCAACCTCTTATTTAAACCATAAAAGGTTCGAGTGGTTGCATTCTGCAATCTCTCGTAAAATAGAACGTACTCTCTCTGACTTTTCGGCGGACGAATTTTTTGATTCTGCTAATTGGGGCCCTGGCGTCACCCTTAACAAACTTGTTAAGCGTGATACCAGTAGTACCAATAAGTTCCGTCACGAAGGCGGGATAACGCATGACTTACGCGATTTTATTGGCGAACTACATGCACTCGCCTACCCTACATGGAAGGTTAATTTCTCCCATGAAATAGGAAATAAAATCGTGACTGTGCCTAAAAATTCGAAAACGGATCGGACCATAGCTATTGAACCAGGGATTAATCTCTGGTATCAAAAATCTGTTGGTACTATGATTCGTCGTAGACTTTATAGGCTGGGTTGTAATCTTAACTCTCAAGAGAGAAACCAAAAGTTAGCTAGGCTATCCAGTAAAACGGGTCACCTGGCAACGATTGACTTTTCTCAAGCGAGTGATTCTATCAGTCTTGAAACCGTTCGGGCATTATTACCTGCTCGATGGTTCCTTCTGATGGATATCACAAGATCACAATTCGGTTCCATCGACAATCAGGTTCTTAGGTATGAGAAATTTTCCTCTATGGGAAATGGCTTTACCTTTGAACTTGAATCTCTG